TAAAATTTATTCAGAAATTGGGGCTTTTCTTATAGATTATCTTGTATCTGGAACAATAGACGTTTTACTTTTACGAGAAGATAAATTTGTTATAGGTGATTGGAAAACTAATAGAGGTGGTCTTAAATTTGAAGCCGGTTATTATAAAAAGGATAAAACTTCTCAACCTGCTCAAGAAACAGATATTTGGGTATCTAAAGATGAAACTTTATTAGCTCCTGTTACTAATCTTCCTAATTGCAATGGAATGATATATAATTTACAACTTTCTTTATATGCTGTATTTGTTGAATATATATTAGGTATTCCTTGTGCAGGATTGTGGCTTGGACATATAGATTCTGATTTTGTTCTTAACCAATATGGAAGACCTAAAAGATTTCCTGATGGTCTTTATCACGTTAAAAACAATCCTGTTCCTCAATGTACTTTACATAAAATGCAATTTCTTCGTAATGAAATATATGCAATTCTTGCAGATAGAAAAAAAGAAATTGAAGCATCTGTTGTAACTTCTAAATCTTTATTCGATGAATAAAAATACAATTATTAGGATTTTAGGTCTTATTTTATCAAGTATAGTATTATCTATATTATTTATAAGAACACCTACAAATACGCTATATGTAAATAATCAAGTAGATTCTCTTAATAATATTATTTTAAAACAACAAGATAGTATAGATTTTTATAAAAATGCCTTAGATAGTTCTATTAATATAAATAATAAATTTATACACGATGTTGATTCATTAAATAATGAAATAATTGTTTATAAATATAAACTTGGTAGAATAAAAGAATATTGCAATATTGTTAAAAAAAATAAATCTCAACAAGTTTATCTTAGAGGTTGGATTAATAGAGTTTTAGATGAATAGTATATGGCTAATTTTGAAATTGCTTTAAAAAAACTTCTTATTCACGAAGGTGGATATGTTAATGATCCTAATGATAAAGGTGGTGAAACATATAAAGGTATATCCAGAGTAAATCATAAAAAAGATAACTTATGGACATATATTGATGATTATAAAAGATTATATAGCAATGATATGAAAAAATTTAAAACTGCTATATCTAAAGATTATAATATTAATAAAAGAGTTAATGATATTTATAAAACTTCATATTGGAATCCTTTTAAATTAGATAAAGTAAAAAATCAAGAATTGGCTGAACAAATATTTGATGATGCTGTTAATAGAGGTGTTGCTGCTGCTTGTAAATTATTATGTTCTTTATTTAATCTTCCTATTGTTTCTAAACCTACTCAAGTATTATTAAATAAAATAAATGAAAAATAATATGAATAAATATATTGGATATTTATTATTACTATTGATAGTTGTAACTGAAAGTCTAATTTATACAAATATAATAAATAATAAAAATAAAACTATTAATCAATTAAATAATGAAATAGAATATTATAAACAAGCGGCAAACCCCTCTAAAGAAATTATTGATTCTTTAGTTTATAATATAACTTATAGAGATAGTATAATTTATGAACATAAAATACAATATATAAATGATGTCGAAACTATTAAAAATACACCTGATTCCTCTATTGTTGATTTATTCTATAAATCTGTTTGGGCAGATTAATGATACATTTCTCCACAGGGGGGCTGATAATAACTCGGTTTCAATAGATATTGCTACTATAAAAGAAGCTACTATTAAATTGAATGAGCGACTTTATTTAAAAAATGTAGTAGCAGAACAAGATACTATAATTAATAATCAAAAACTTATTATTGATAAATATAAAGAATATAATCTTTATCTTGCAACAGAAAATATTAATTATAAAAATTCTTATGAAGAAGTGCAAGAACTAAATAATAATTTGAATAAATCTATTAAAGTTAAAGATACTTGGTTATATATTCTTGGTGGAACAACTGTTGTATCGGTAACTGCAATAATATTGTGTGTAGTGTTTAGTTATGGAAAGTAATAATTATCCTTTTTATGACTATATTAATGAAGATAAATCCCGATATAAACACGCTAAAGATTGTGGATATGTTGATCCTGATGATTTGTTTTTAATTGGGGATAGTGGAGGATTTCTTCTTAATATACAACCTGGAGTTAAGTTTATAAATACTGATGAATTTAGACAAGCAGCATTATATTATAAGAAAAATAAAGAATATACTCATTATAAAACTGATTCTATACCACATAGACAATTTCGTAAAAGAGAACAATATCGTAGAAAAAATGGTTATAGTGCTCCTTGTTTATTATATCCTGATGGTAGTATTCATAATGTAAGAATAACAGGAGAACATTATAACTTTCTTAATTATAATAGAATTGAGCTTCTTGATTTAGATTCTATTATTAGAGGTAATAAAAATACTGCTAAGAAGAAATATGATTTTCCTCGTTTTATTGATGCACAGTTTTGGTTTTTTCATATTAGAGAATTTGCAAAAAATAATGGATTTCATCTTATAATAGATAAAACTCGTCGTGGAGGATTTTCATATAATATGGCGAGTGCTTCTGCAAACATTGTTAATAATCAAAGTCGTAAAGTTGTTATTCACGTTGCTAATGATAAAAAATATCTTACTACTACTGGAGGTTTAACTGATTTTGCTGTTAACAATCTTAAATTTTATGAAGAAGGTACTCCATTTAAACGAGGTATATTTAGTAGTGTTAAACACGATTTTCGTTTAGGATATAAACTTCCTAATGGTGTAGAAGCAGATAAATCTTGGCGTTCTGCTTTAATTGCAGTTAGTGCCAATAATAATCCTGATTGTGCTATCGGTAAAGATGCTGTAGAAGTTGATGTTGAAGAAGTTTCTACTATGGATAATTTTGATGAGTTTATGAATGTTACAGAACCTGCTATGAGAACTGGAGCTTATACTACTGGTTTTCTTTGTGCTTGGGGTACTGCAACTTCTGGTAATATGCAAACTTTTGAAGTAAACTTTTATAATCCTCGAGCATTTAATTTTATGCCTTTTGAAAATGTATGGGATAGGGATTCACGAAATGAAGTTTGTGGATATTTTAAATCTTATGCTTGGGGACTTGAAGGAGAAATTAATGGAGAAAAGGGGTTAGATGCAGATGGCAATAGTAATATATTAATTGGTCTTGCTATTGCTAAAAAAGAAAGAATTGAAAAAAAGAATAGTTCTAAAACTTATGCTGATTATATTAATTATTTAGGACAATATGCTTTATTTCCTTCTGAATCTTTTGCAAGTGCTACTGAAAATATATTTAGTTCAGAAGAATTAAGTGCTTGGGAAGAAAAACTTAGAATTGATAATGATTTACAGTTTGGTATAGATGGAGCATTTGAAGATTTACCTAATGGTGAAGTAAAATTTAAATCTAATAAAATGCTTCAAGCTGAAGGTAAAACTATTTATGATTGGATATTCGGGGTTCCTCGTAGAAGTAATGAAGATCCTCACGGTTGTATTCGTATTTGGTTTCATCCTGAATATACAGAAGAATATACTTCTGAAGGTACAAAAAAATATATTCCACAAAATACATATTCTATAACTTATGACCCTGTAGGTGTTGATAAAGATAGAAATGAAATTACAAATAAACATTCTCATAATAGTATAAAAGTTTGGATGAACCCGTGTGCTAAAAACGGATTTAAACAAAAACTTGCTGCTGCTTATTATGGTCGTCCTGATAAACTTGAAGAAGCAGATGCTATTTGCTTACAACTTGCAAAATATTATAATTGTATAGGAACTGTTCAAGTTGAGGTTGATAGAGGTGAAACTGTTAGCAATTTTAGGAAATGGAACGCTCTTAAATATCTTGCTTGTGAACCTTTATTTGTTTGGGATAGTTCTATTCAAGAAAAATATTCTAAAACTTATGGTTTTGTAATTGGTGATAGTAGTAAAAAATTAAACGGAATACGTTTATTAAAAGAATTTCTTTATGAAGAAATTGGTAAAGATGAAAATGGAAATCCTATTAGGAATTTTCATCGTATATATGATTATCAAACAATTCTTGAATTAAAGAAATGGAACGCTAAAGGAAACTTTGATAGAGTTTCTGAAATGATACTTAGAGGTATCGAATGGAAAGCATATAATTTAAATGCTGAAAATGAACTTAACAGTAGAGTTGATTTAACTGCGGAAAATTTAGATGACCACGATATATTAAACAGAGATTGGTTTTAAACTTATAAAAATATGATTGAATTATCTGCTTATAATTTTCCAAAACAAAGAGTCCCATCTTCAGAAAAAAGTAAACCTGAATGGTATGCTAATTGTATAGATTGGATTATTGCTCAAGGTCAAAATTGTAATAGTTCTGATATTGTGCGAGAAGAAATGGATATTCTTAAAGGGGATATTCCTCAAAAATATTATAAAAAAATATTGAATCCGTATAATGCTACTAATGAAAAATATAAAAGATTTCCTGCTGATATGCGTAATTATGATATGATACAGGGAATACTTAGGAGATATGTTTCTGAATATAGTAAAAATCCTCACGAATTTGTTGTTGGTGCTAATAATCCAGAAGTTGTTTTAGCTCGAAATGCTAAATTACGAGAAGAAATTTTAGTACTTGTTCAAAATGCCATAGCTGCTAAACTTACAGAAAGTTATAATCAATTTATTCAACAAGGAGGAGATCCTCAAGAATTTAATCCTAAAGAACAGATTGATATTGAAGCCTTTACAAAAGAATTTAATGAAAATTATATAGATGATATTTCTGCTCAAGGACAAGAACTTCTTAATGTAATTCGAGATATAACTGATGATACTTTATTATATGTTACTGCATATTTCCATTTTGTTGCTTTTGGTAGATGTTATACATATTCTGATGTACAAGGCGATAAATTAATTAAAAGGGTTGTGCATCCAATAGATGCTTTTCCTATACCAAATGATTCTTTATTTGTTGAAGATTATGATATGTTTGCTGAAAGAAGAAAACTTACATATCAACAAATAATTGATGAATTTGGTGATTATCTTACTGATGATGAAAAAGAATTTTTAGATACTTATTATGCTCGTCATACATCACATCCTACTCCAGAATTAAGTTTTGCTCGTTATCAATCTTATGTTAAAGATTGTTGTAATAAATTTACAAAAGATGAACAAGAAAAACTTATTAAAGAACCTAATTTATTTAGAGATTTAAATTCTGATATGTATGATGTTTGGCACGTTGTTTGGAGAGGTGAAGCAAGAGTTGCTATAGTAACATATATAACTCCAAATAATATGATAAGCCAGCGTATAGAAAATGAAGATTATGAATTAAATAAAGAGGCTGGTGATTTAGATATAGAATATATTTATAAACCCCAAGTTTATGAAGGTATTCGTATAGGTACTCGTTCTACTGCAATATATCCTTATAAAGTAAGACCTGTTGCTTTTGAAAGAAATGGTAAACTTCCTTATAATGGTATAACTGAATTATTACCAGGTTTTGGTAAATTTAGTGTAATTGATTTGATAACCCCTTATCAAGTATTTTATAATATTGTTGCGTATCACAGAGAAATGACTATTGCTAAAAATAAGTTGAGTATTCTTCTTATAGCAAAGTCATTATTGGGTAAAGTACCTGAAGATACAATATACAAGATGCTTGCTGATGGAGTTCTTTATATTGATGATAGTAATGATCAAGGTATGCTTAGAGCACAACAAGTTCGTATGCTCAATGCTTCTATTGGAGAATATATTACTCAATTAAGTGCTTTACTTGCTGATGTAGAAAATACTGCAAAACTTAAAGCAGATATGACGCCTCAAAGATATGGAGAAATTGCTAATAGTGCAGGTAAAGGCGTAACAGAAGAAGCCATTGCAAGAGGTTCTATGGGCTCTGTCATTCTTGAATTTAGAATGGATACTATGAGGGAAAGAGATTATGCAAGAGATCTTGATTATACCAAACTTGCTTGGATTGATGGATTATCTACATCTTATTCTAAACCTGATGGTTCAAGAGCTTATATTAGTTTAAATGTAAATAATCACGTGTATGCTGATTATGTTATAAAAGCAAAAAATTCTGTTATAGAGAAAGAAAAACTTCAACAAGTTCGTCAATTTGCTTTTAGTGCTGCTCAAAATGGAGATTCCCAAATGGCTATTGCTGCTATTGAAGGTGATAATATTGCTTCTATTAAAAAACTTATTAATAAGTATCAAGAAGCTAAAAATGCCCACGAAATGGAATTAAAGCAATTAGACCAGCAATTAGCACAAATGCAAGAAGAATTTAAATTACAAGAAATTCAGGTTAAAGGAGAACAAGATAGACAAACTGCTGAACTTGAAGGTGTTATTAAGAAAGAAATTGCTCTTATTCAAGCTGATGCTAATAGGCTTTCTTATCCTAATGATTTGCCTCAAGAAATGAAAAATGAATCTGCTGAACGAATTGCTTTAACTAAAGCCCAAGTTGAACGAGAAAAACTTCAAGTTGAAAAGGAAAGAATAAATTCTGATAATTATAATAAAGAACAAGATAGAAAATTAAAAGAAAAGGAGATTACTGCTAAACTTGCTGATATAAAAAGAAATAATAAAAAATCTGATAAAAAATAATATAATAGCCGTTTCATTAAATTAATTATTTA